TGCTGGCGCTGCTGGATGAACGGGAAAGAAACCAGCAATACATCAAACGCCGCGACCAGGAGAACGAGGATATTGCGCTAACGGTAGGGAAGCTGCGTGTTGAGCTTGAGGAGACAAAATCAAAACTCAACGAGCAGCGCGAGTATTACGAAGGTGTTATCTCGGATGGAAGTAAGCGTATTGCTGAACTGGAGAAAAGCGAAGAGCAACTCATTAACGAGCGTGACCATGCTGAGTCTGCTTTAGCTGATATGTACTTTGCAGCAACCGGTGATAGGCCGGAGTGGAGTAACTGGTTCGACTTTTCTGATGCCGTTGATGCCGTGGTTGACAGAATTGCTGATTTAGAAGCTAAACAATGCATCGAAGAGATGAGTAAACAAAGTTGCGAAGCTCGGGAGCGTGACTTGTTTGAATCATGGGTAATGCATTCAATTTGTATTTCCAAATCGACACTTGAAGGATTGCGCACCGAAACCGGATACCGTAACGCAACCTTATCAGGCACAGACTTCAACCGAATGTGGGAACAATGGAAATCTATCCGCGCCGCTGGCATTCGCATCAAAGGAGAGTGAGATGAACGGACAAATATCAATTGTTCGACCAGGAGCATGTGACGATCGCGAGATACGACTGATTATTCGTCTGGCGATGGGGAAAACAATAACTGCTCTCATTACTCCAGAAAATCTCGCATTAGCGTTAACAGGAAAGTCAGACCTGCCAGTAGAGCTAAAGCTGCGAAATGTTGAGATTAAGGTGAAATAGCTATGACCACTATTACCAAAGAGCGACTGCTGACAATCAAGCAGTGGCGCGAAACATACGGACCTGGTAGCAACGTTGTACTGCCAGCAGAAGAAGCGGAAGAACTGGCACGGATTGCGCTGGCATCGCTGGAAGCCGAACCTGTAAGCCAAACTTACAAGTTGAACGAGCTGTCGGGCAACTCTCCGGTAACTCCGGATGGTTGGATAAGCTGTAGTGAGAGAATGCCAGATGATGGTCAGCACGTAATTATTTTATGTGATGGCGTATTCGTTCTATATGCGCAACATCGAGACGGTGAGTTTTTCGATATTGTCCGCAATGGTGATGAATTTTTCGAAACACATAGCCGCAATGTAACTAACTGGATGCCGCTACCAGAACCGCCGCAGGAGGCAAAATGATGGATGTAAAAGAGAAGGTTTTGCAGGTGATGCGTTCCCGTGCTGCCCTGCAAGAGAAAGCTCTCGGCGGGGAATATCCATTCACGATAGCAACCTGGAATCTGCGGTTGGCAATGGAGAAGGAATTTCCTGATGAAGAATGGCGTTCGGCAGATTTGCGCAAAATTCTTATGGAGCTGGCTAAAGACGGAGCAGTATCCAAAGATACCTATGCCAGCCGGATTGGTCAGGCGGTATGGAGACTGGAGGTGCGGTAATGGCTAACCTGCAACTTGCTGTCAAAGGTGAATACTTCGATGCCATGATTCGCGGAGAGAAAACGGAAGAGTATCGCCTGTGTAATGACTACTGGAATAAGCGAATTATGTTCCGGGAGTATGACCGCCTGATTATCACAAAGGGATACCCGAAGCGCGACGATTCCAGCCGCAGAATTGATGTTCCGTATGACGGGTATGAAATCAAGACAATCACACATCTGCACTTCGGCGATAAACCGGTAAAGGTGTACGCGATAAAGGTGAATATTGATGGCTAAATCAGCAGCAGAGCGCAAAGCCGCTCAGAGAGCCAGACAAGCTGCATCTGGTGTGCGTAAGCTGGAGATTGTGCTTGATGCTCAGGAAATTGAAATGCTGGAGCGTAACTGTGCCACGCGTCGCCCCGGGCGTGCGCCTTACGAATTTGGTGAGTATATAGCGTTACTGATCCGCCAGGATGATGCACGCGTGCGCGGGCGTATAAAATCGATCAGCAGAAAACGTTGCGGTAAGTGCGGCGAGAGAGTTCCAGTTAATTCATGCCCGTGTAATGGTGACTCGCAATGCTGGGTGACTAAAGGCTGGCATGAAACGAAATTAATAGTGTGACATGTCACGAGTAGATTATGCATGATGAATTTGATGTGTTTTGAATACTGCCGCCAACTATGGCGGCTTTATTTTGCATGGTACTATTACCACAACGGTAACTATTACCACGGTGGTTATGATGCCTGCTGAAACTAAAACCTATAAACGCAAATCAACGCAATTTAAGCCACTAACAGCAATGCAGGAGGCTTATTGCCAGTCATACATCAAAACGCCTGAAAACCAGACTCAGGCAGCGATTAACGCAGGATTCTCCCCAAATACAGCGGCAGTTAAAGCCAGTGTCATGATGCGAGATGAACGCATTCAGAAACGGATTGCCGAGCTGATGGAGGAACGCAACAAACGAATGCGCGTCAGTGCTGATTACGTTCTCATGCGCCTGGTGGAGATCGACCAGATGGACGTGATCGACATCCTCAACGACGATGGGAGCCTTAAACCAATCCGCGAGTGGCCGAAAATCTGGCGCACTACGCTTAGCGGCTTTGATCTGTCATCGACCATCATGAACATGAACGAGGATTCGATAGAGACAATCCTCAAAAAAATCAAATGGCCGGACAAGGTGAAGAACCTTGAGCTGATTGGTAAGCATGTTGATGTCAACGCGTTCAAAGAACGTCTGGATGTTAATGTGAATGTGACAATTGCTGATCGCATAGCAGCAGCCAGGAAGCGACTCAAAGAACGTCAGGATGGTAATCAGTGACAGATACAGCGTTATCTCCTGAAGAGCAGTTAATCGAGGATATTGCAGGGTTCACTCACGATCCGCTTGGCTATGCCCTCTATGCGTTCCCGTGGGGGGAAGAGGGGACTGAACTGGCACATGCTACCGGCCCACGTCAGTGGCAGGCCGATGCGTTCCGAGAGATACGTGATCACCTGCAGAATCCAGAGACGCGTTATCAGCCGCTTATGCTGGCACGCGCTTCTGGTCACGGTATTGGTAAATCCGCATTCATCTCAATGCTGATCAACTGGGGCATGTCCACTTGCGAGGATTGTAAGGTCGTGGTGACCGCCAACACCGACAACCAGCTACGAACGAAGACCTGGCCGGAAATTATCAAGTGGTCGAACCTTGCTATCACGAAAGACTGGTTTACCTGTACCGCTACCGCGATGTACAGCAATGATCCTGGGCACGACAAGCGGTGGCGAGCTGACGCAATCCCCTGGTCTGAGCACAACACTGAGGCGTTCGCGGGACTACACAACGAGCGCAAACGCATCATCGTGGTGTTTGATGAAGCGTCGAACATTGCGGATCTGGTGTGGGAAGTTGCTGAGGGTGCGCTTACGGACGAAGACACTGAGATTATTTGGGTGGCGTTCGGAAACCCGACGCGTAATACCGGGCGATTCCGTGAATGCTTCCGCAAATACAAGCACCGCTGGAAGTGTGCGCAGATAGACAGCCGGACGGTGGAAGGTACTAACAAACAGCAGTTGCAGAAATGGGTTGATGACTACGGGGAAGACAGCGACTTCGTTAAAATCCGTGTGCGCGGCATATTCCCTGATGCATCTGAATTGCAGTTTATCCCTACCGGTCTTACTGATGAGGCAATGAAACGGGTGGTAACCGCTGCGCAGGTGGCACATGCTCCGGTGATAATCGGTGTTGACCCGGCATATTCAGGCGTTGATGACGCGGTGATATACCTGCGGCAGGGGTTGCATAGTAAGGTGCTATGGACTGGCAACAAGACCACTGACGATCTGATAATGGCGAAGCGTATCGCTGACTTTGAAGACCAGTACCAGGCTGACGCAGTGTTCATCGACTTCGGTTACGGAACTGGTCTGAAGTCAATCGGTGATGGCTGGGGACGTACATGGCAACTTGTTCCGTTCGGCGGTGCGTCCACTGACCCGCAGATGCTTAACAAGCGTGGGGAGATGTTCAACTCATGTAAGACATGGCTGAGGCTCGGCGGGATGCTGGATGACCAGGAAACAGCGGACGACCTGTCGGCGGCAGAGTATAAAGTTCGAGTGGACGGTAAAATCGTTATCGAACCGAAGGAAGATATCAAAGAGCGACTTGGGCGTTCGCCGGGTAAAGGCGATGCGCTACTGCTGACGTTTGCTTTCCCTGTGTCGAAGCGTCTGCGAATTCCTGGGCAGCAGAACCAGCAAGGCAAGGCCATCACAGATTATGACCCGTATGCTTAATCCGCTGGTGGGGATAATGTCGTTGATATCCTCTGATGAGGATAAAACAAAGCCAGCTCATCGGCTGGCTGTTTGTGACATGTCACGGTGTTATTGCTCGCTTAGCTTCTGCTTCAGCAAGTAACCTTCGAGCATCCAGATTTTGTTTACAGCATTCTGCCGGGCAATCTTCCGACCAATTTCTGCATCAAAATTTTCCGGACTTGCACAGGCACTCTCTCCGGTGACGGTGAAGCCGTTGCGCAGTACCAGGACGCAGAACGTCAGCAGAGAAAGTGATTCGTGCGGCTGGTAGTTTACCTCTCCGCCAGTATGTTTCGCTTTTATGGCTTTGCCAAAGGCACCATCTTCTGCTGTGAAATATGCCTCCTGAGCAATAATGCCTTCGATATGGTCTGGCGTAACGCGCGGTGCCGTTTTTCCTTTCTCAACGATTTCTTTTTCGATTTGCTGGTCGTTCATAATCTCACCTTAAAAAAATGCCCGGCGAACCGGGCGAACTGGAAGCAATGAGTTATGCCTTCCGTGGCTGTACGGGTTTACAGCATGAAGTCATCGCAATGGCGTCCTGCTGTAAAAAGGGCGGTGATAGTCCTTCAAGGGAAACCATCACCGCCAAGCACCTGGAACTTCTGGCATCACGGTCCTTAGGCGTGATTCTGGCGTGGCATGCAGGATTCGAACCTGCGACCAACCGCTTAGAAGGCGGTTGCTCTGTCCAACTGAGCTAATGCCACAACGCTGAGAGCACTTAGCCTGTTAAGGCGCCACACTTTGTCGCGGCTCCATAAATGCTCTCATCGTTGTACCCTCGTCTCTTCCGAGGTGTCACACCGAATCGCCGGGATGGTGAATCCCCGTGCGCGGAATAAAACCGCTCGACTTGCACATTCCGGCTACCTGGTTCGTTTGCCCGAGCAAGGGAGGGTGCCCCTTAAACGTATCCAGACCGCTATCGGCGCATGTGCCATACGCCGTACTGCTCAAAATAAAAGCTCACTCCACCTGTTCAATTTAACGACAAGCCAGTCAGGTTAATAACCGGAATGAACCCTTTGCTTACCTGAAAGGTAATAATTTGTGCGTTAAATGTCAACTATCTACGATAAATAAATCATATGTGGTTAAATTGGTAATAATTTAATTGCGTACGGAGTCATTGATATGTGCATGGGTAGCTCACCGTCAGTGCCTGCAACACCAGAAGTTCAGGCAGCACCACAGGAGCAGGATGCCGCCGTTGTTGATGCCCGCGACGAAGAAACTCGTCGCCGTCGCGCTGCTGCTGGTCGTAGTTCTACGCTGCTTACCGGTTCTCAGGGCGACACATCAACCGCTAATACCAGCGGTAAAACGCTGCTTGGTCAGTAACCGGAGTCATTGAAATGGCGGAAACAACTAAAGAGCGATTGAACAAACAGTTCGCACAACTTGAAAGCGAGCGTCAGTCGTTCGAGCCGCACTGGCGCGAGTTGAGTGATTACATCAACCCGCGTGGTTCCCGCTTTCTGACTTCTGAGGTCAACCGTAACGATCGACGCAATACACGCATTATTGATTCGACCGGGACTATGGCGGCGCGCACTCTCGCCAGCGGCATGATGTCAGGCATCACAAGCCCCGCGCGTCCGTGGTTTCGCCTGGCTACGCCAGATCCTGAAATGATGGATTATGGCCCTGTTAAGTTGTGGCTTGAGGCAGTGCAGAACCGCATGAACGATATGTTCAATAAGTCGAATCTCTATCAGTCGCTGCCGCAGTTATACGGAAGCCTCGGCACATACAGCACCGGTGCAATGGCGGTGCTGGAGGATGACGAGGACATCATTCGTACAATGCCATTCCCGATAGGAAGTTACTACCTGGCTAACTCACCTCGTGGCAGTGTGGACACCTGTTTTCGCAAGTTCTCTATGACTGTTCGTCAGCTTGTTCAGGAATTCGGACTAAATAACGTCAGCGAATCCGTAAAAAGCATGTGGGAAAGCGGCACCTACGAGAAGTGGATTGAAGTGATGCATTCGGTTTACCCGAACATTGACCGCGATACATCGAAGCTGGATAGCAAGAACAAGCCATTCAAATCGGTTTATTACGAGGTTGGTGGCGATAACGACAAGTTGTTGCGTGAGTCCGGATTCGATGAGTTTCCAATTATGGCTCCGCGCTGGGAAGTTAACGGCGAAGATGTTTATGGATCATCATGCCCGGGTATGCTGGCGCTTGGACCTGTTAAGGCATTGCAGCTTCTCCAGAAGCGCAAGTCGCAGTTGATTGATAAAGCCACCAATCCGCCGATGGTTGCTCCGACTTCCCTCAAGAATCAGCGCGCCTCCCTTCTTCCTGGCGACATCACGTATATCGATCAGATTACTGGTCAGGATGGTTTCAGGCCTGCTTATCTGGTTAACCCCAGTACAGCAGATCTGGTAGCAGACATTCAGGACACTCGTCAAATCATTAACAGCGCCTACTTTGTCGATCTGTTCATGATGTTGCAGAACATCAATACCCGCTCGATGCCTGTTGAAGCGGTGATCGAAATGAAAGAAGAAAAACTTCTGATGTTGGGTCCGGTTCTGGAGCGTCTGAACGACGAATGTCTTAATCCTCTCATTGACCGCGCTTTCTCGATGATGGTGCGTAAAAACATGCTGCCGCCACCGCCTGACGCGATGGAAGGTATGCCCCTGAAGGTCGAATACATTTCCGTCATGGCTCAGGCGCAGAAGTCTATCGGCCTGTCCAGTCTGGCGTCTACGGTCAACTTCATTGGTCAACTTGCGCAAGCGAAACCAGAAGCTCTCGACAAACTCAACGTTGATCAGGCGATCGATGCATTCGCTGATATGTCCGGAGTGTCTCCAACCGTCATTGTTCCGCAGGAACAGGTTGAGCAGGCTCGCCAGCAACGGGCACAGCAACAACAGCAGCAACAAATGATGGCGATGGGGATGGCGGCGGCACAGGGTGCCAAGACGCTAAGCGAAGCTAAAACTTCGGATCCGAGTGTTTTGTCAGCTATGGCGAATGCAGTTAGTGGTCAGGGTGGGCAATCACAATGACAGATTACGAAGACGATCAACTGAAAGAAGAAAACGCCCGTAAGCAACGTGACATGGCGCAGCGTGAAATTGATGACATTCGCTTTGTCATGAGCAGTGAACAGGGGCGTCGCGTTGTCTGGTCGGTGCTGGAGAAAGGCCGTGTGTTTTCCGCTATATCACCGATGGACGCTATGGCAATGGCATTTAATGAGGGGCAACGCAATCTGGCGCTGGAACTGTTTCAGCGCGTTATGGCGCATTGCCCTGAACAGTATTTGAAGATGGCCAAAGAGGCCAGTGAACAGGAGTGATCATGAATTTATTTGAGCGTTTGCTGTATCGCCGTCTTTGCAATGAGCAACCAGTCGATGGTGGAGCAGCTCCGGCTGCGTCAGAACCGTCAGCGCCTGCAGGTGATAACCCTGCTCCAGTTGGTGATCCATCACAACCGGAAGGTGATAAGCCACAACCTGTTGCTGATGGCGATAAACCTGCTGATGACAAAAAGCCTGAAAACGATAAACAGGATGAAAAAAAGGACGGCGATAAACCAGAGGGTGCGCCTGAGAAGTACGAGTTTCAGGCTGCCGAAGGCGTAGAGCTGGATACAGAAGCGTTGAAGGAATTCGAGCCGGTGGCGCGAGAACTTAACCTGACCAACGAGCAAGCGCAAAAGCTGGTTGATGCTTATCCGAAGATTCTGGCAGGTGTGCAGCAGCGCCAGGCAGAAGCCTGGCAGAAAACAACCGAGCAGTGGGCTGCTGATGTAAAAGCTGACAAAGAAATCGGTGGCGACAAGTTGATTTCTAACCTTAGCGCCGCACAGCGTGCGCTTGACCAGTTCGGGACACCTGAACTCAAAGAATATCTGAACACCACCGGGCTGGGTAATCACCCTGATCTGGTCAAAACGTTCGTGAAAATCGGAAAGGCGATGTCTGAAGATGGCATGGTCACCGGTGGTAATGAAGGCCAGCGTAGTGCGGCCGAAGTGCTCTATGGCAAATAAGAGAGGAAATGACAATGGCTGTTAAAGGCTTAACTGCGCTAACGCTGGCTGACTGGGGTAAGCGCGTCGATCCAAACGGGAAAGTCGATAAGATTATCGAGCTTCTCGGTCAAACTAACCCGATCCTTCAGGATATGCCTTTTGTCGAAGGGAACCTTCCTACCGGACACCGAACCACCATTCGTTCTGGTTTACCTTCAGCTACCTGGCGTTTGCTGAACTATGGCGTACAGCCAAGCAAATCAACCACAGTGCAGGTAACAGATTCCGTTGGCATGCTGGAAACCTATGCTGAAGTCGATAAGTCACTGGCTGATCTGAACGGCAATACCGCCGAATTCCGCCTGTCTGAAGACCGCGCATTTATTGAAGCGATGAATCAGCAGATGGCGCAGACGCTGTTTTATGGTGATTCCAGCGTTAACCCTCAGCAGTTTATGGGACTGTCCTCCCGCTATTCCAGCCTGTCTGCGGGTAATGCTCAGAACATCATTGATGCTGGTGGCACGGGTACAGATAACACCTCAATCTGGTTAGTGGTGTGGGGCGAAAACACCGTGCATGGCATCTTCCCGAAAGGGCAGAAGGCTGGCATCCAGATGGAAGATAAAGGCCAGGTGACACTGGAAGATGCGAATGGCGGCAAGTACGAAGGCTACCGTACCCATTACAAATGGGACAACGGACTTGCTCTGCGTGACTGGCGTTATGTTGTTCGCATTGCAAACATCGATGTCAGCAATCTTTCAGAACCTTCCTCTGCCGCAAATATTGCGAAGTTGATGGTTAAAGCACTGCATCGCATTCCAAATCGTGGCATGGGTCGCCCGGTGTTCTACATGAACCGCACTGTAGGCCAGGCTCTTGATCTGCAATCTCTGGAGAAAACATCTCTGGCGATCAGCGTAAAAGAGACAGAAGGCGAGTGGTGGACTTCATTCCGTGGTGTACCAATCCGTGAAACTGATGCGCTTCTGGAAACAGAAGCCCGCGTGGTGTAACGCCTGTTATTAACCTGTGGGTCGTAACAGACCCACTAATGGAGAAAGAAGATGATCACCGACAAACTGTTGATGTTCTCCGAAGCTCAGGCGGTTACGAATACCGCGGCTTCTACTGACGTAATCGATCTCGGTCCAATTGACGGAAAACGTCGTGATATCGGCGTGGGTTACCCGCTTGAGTTTTGGGCGCTGGTTAACACAGCCGCCGCGGCAAGCGGTGATGCAACTGTAAACATCCAGTTGCAGACGAGTGAGAATAACAGCTCATGGACCACTATTTATGATAGTGGCGCACTGGCAAAGACCGCCCTGACAGCAGGTAAACGAGTTGTTTCTGCAAAGGTGCCTGCCGGTGTTCAGCGATATCTGCGCGTTAACTACTCCGTCGCAACTGGCCCACTAACGGCTGGCGAATTCACTGCGGGTATCAGTCTTGATGTTGATGCCAATACGCCGTATCCGATCCGCTCAAAAGTAACTGGTTAAGGTGATATCGATGTCAGGTGAGAAACCAAGATACCGCGTTCTGCGCCTCTCTCATATCCATAACACTCTGTGGCCGGAGGGGGCAGAAATCGAATACGAAGGTGAGCCTGGTAGCGCACTGGAACCTGTTAACGATGCAGCCAGACAGGCAAAAGCAAAGGTAGCAGGAAAGGTGTCTATGGCAGCAACCAGCACCAAAATCATCAACGATGTGTCAGATGATGGTGAACTGGATAAGCTCCGTGAAGAGTACGAATTGCTCTTTAACGAGAAGCCACACCATAACGCTAAAGCCGAAACGCTCCGCGAGAAGATCGCAGATAAGCGTAAAGAACTGGGCGTGTAAGCCTCGCGAATCCGACAAGGGGCTTCGGCCCCTTTATTGCAGGAGTGTATATGGAACTCGTAAACCTCAAAACCGGCACTGACAGCTACCAGGATGATAGCGGAGAAACCAGAACTCGCGATGAATACCCGTGGGGGCTGTGCATCACTCTTAATAACGACACATTGAATAAGCTGAAGGCGCAACCTCAGGGCGTCGGAACAGAAGTGATGATAACTGCAAAGGCTGTTATTCGAGGCCTGTCTGCCAGAGAAACTGACGATGGTGTTAATCGCAGCGCCGATCTGCAGATCACTGATATGGCGATCGCTCCTGTTTCCAGGGATGTAGAAAAATCAGCGGCTGAAACTCTGTACGGTAACGGAGGTGAGTGATGGCCTCTGTAGTAGAGATCTGTAATCGTGCGCTGTCCAATATTGGCAACAGCCGCAGTATTAACAGCCTGACGGAAGCCAGCAAGGAAGCGGGTGAATGTTCGCTGCACTTTGAGGCCTGCCGTGATGCTGTTCTTTCTGATTTTGACTGGAACTTTGCTACCAAACGCGTGGCGCTTGCAGATACGAGCAATCCACCGCCTGACTGGGAATATGCGTACCAGTACCCGTCAGATTGTCTGCGCATTACTGAAATTATGCTTCCTGGTGTACGCAATCCAACAGCAGCAATGCGCGTTCAGTACGAAGTTGGTGCAGACACCAACGGAACAGGAAAGTTGATCTACACAGACCAGCCGCAGGCATGGCTCAAGTATGTCTCTCGCGTTTCAGATGTGAACATGTTTGATGCCATTTTTATGGAGGCGTTGGCCTGGCGTCTTGCGGCAGCTATTAACATGGCGCTGACTGGGAATGCAGACCTCGGTACGTTTGCCCTCAATATGTACAATCGCGTGATTCTTAGTGCTGGCTCGCATAGCCAGAATGAATCACAGGAACCACAGCCACCGGTTGACGAGTTTACCATTGCGAGGTTGTCCTGATGGCTATCAGTTGGATCCAGCCCAGCTTTGCCGGTGGTGAGATTGGACCGTCGTTGTACGGTCGTATCGACATGGCGAAGTACCAGGTGGCATTGCGCAAGTGCGATAACTTTATCGTGCGGCAGTATGGCGGCGTTGAGAATCGACCTGGTACGCGTTTTGTCGGTGCCGCCAAATACCCAAATCGGAAATGCCGCCTGATCCCGTTCCAGTTCTCGACGGTTCAGACTTATGCTCTGGAGTTCGGACACCAGTACATGCGCGTTATCAAAGATGGTGCGTTGGTGCTGAACAGCAGCAATGTTATTTATGAAATTGCCACGCCATATACTGAAGCCGATCTGTTCCGAATTAAATTCACGCAAAGCGCAGACGTGCTTACGCTGGTTCATCCGGCATACCCGCCGAAAGAGTTGCGCCGCTATGCGCATGACAACTGGCAACTGGTTGATGTGGTAACGAAGAACGGGCCATTTGAAGATATCAATATTGACGAGTCAGTGACGGTTTATGCCAGCGCCAGCACCGGGACAATTACGTTAACGGCAAGCGCCTCAATTTTTGGCGCGGAGCAGGTAGGCAAATTGTTCTATCTGGAACAGCCTGCAGTGGATTCTGTGCCGGTATGGGAAACCAGTAAGAGTACGTCGATTGGCGATATTCGCCGTGCAGACAGTAACTACTATCGCGCCGTTACAGCAGGCAAAACAGGCACTTTGCGCCCTTCGCATACAGAAGGCACATCATGGGATGGCTGGGGCGGATCCGGTGATGATGATACCGGCATTGAGTGGGAGTATCTGCACAGTGGTTTTGGCATTGCCCGTATCTCTGCTGCAAATGGAACTACTGCAACTGCCGAGGTGATTTCCTATATCCCTTCGCAGGTCGTTGGCGAGGATAATGCCAGCTATAAATGGGCTAAATATGCCTGGAACAGTGTTAATGGTTATCCTGGCACTGTTGTTTATTATCAACAACGTCTTTACTTCGCCGCATCGACTGCGTTCCCTCAGACTATCTGGGCCAGCCGTACTGGGGATTATAAGGATTTTGGCAAAAGCAATCCTACGCAGGATGACGACAGAATTATCTACACCTATGCCGGGCGTCAGGTTAATGAGATCCGTCACCTGATTGATGTTGGTTCGCTGGTGGCGCTGACTTCCGGAGGTGAGTACGTCATCACTGGCGACCAGAACAAAGTGCTTACCCCATCATCATTTGCATTCAGCTCTCAGGGATCAAATGGCTCGAGCAATGTCCCACCAATTGCCGTGGCGAATATTGCTCTGTTCGTCCAGGAGAAAGGCAGTGTTGTCCGTGATCTGGCCTACTCATTCGATGTTGACGGCTATCAGGGGAACGACCTTACTATCCTTGCCAATCATCTTTTTCAGAAGCACAGCATTGTTGACTGGTGCTTCTCAATAGTCCCTTACTCCAGCGCCTTCTGCATCCGTGATGACGGTAAATTACTGGTGATGACCTATTTGCGTGATCAGCAGGTTTTTGCATGGGCACCACAATCCAGTACCGGAAAATATGAAAGCACATGCAGTATCAGCGAAGGCAATGAAGATGCGGTGTATTTCGTCGTTAACCGAACCGTTAACGGGCAAACAGTGAGATACATCGAGCGACTGTCCAGCCGTTTATTTACCAGCGATGAAGATGCTTTCTTTGTTGATTCTGGCCTTAGCTATGATGGAAGAAATACGTCTGACAGAACGATGATCATCACTGGTGGTTCTGGCGAATGGGATTACCGCGCGGAATATACAATCAGTGTTTCTGGTGGTGCGTACTTCACCAGTAGTGATGTCGGCGCGCAACTACAGTTCCCTTATACCGGAACTGATCCTGATACTGGCGATGAGGTGTCAAAAGAATTACGTTGCGACATTATTTCTGTAACCAGCAATACCGCTGTAGTGGTTCGTGCTAACAGGAACGTCCCGCCATTCCTCAGGAATGTGGCCACCACGAACTGGCAGATGGCGCGCCGGACATTTGGAGGCCTGTCTCATCTTGAAGGACAGACCGTAAACATCCTCTCTGATGCGAACGTGGAACCACAGAAAGTAGTTTCCGGAGGTGCCGTTACGCTGGAATCACCGGGGGCTGTAGTGCACATCGGCCTGCCAATAACTGCTGAATTCGAAACACTGGATATCAACATTAACGGACAGGAAACGCTGCTGGACAAAAAACAGGTGATCCCATCCGTTACTCTGGTTGTGAATGCCAGCCGCGGCATCTGGGCGACTACGCCAGGCGGTAAATGGTACGAATATCCACAGCGTGAATTCGAGTTCTACGATGATCCTGTTGATGACGCTACCGGAAAAGTAGAAGTGAAACTGGACAGTAATTGGGGCAAAAACGGACGTGTAAGAATCCGTCAGCTTGACCCGTTGCCGCTGTCTGTTCTTGCCGTTATTCCTCGCCTTACTGTTGGGGGATTCTGATGATCGATGTTCGAATTATTCCCGCCACCGAAGAGCATCTTCAGATGATTTTGCCGGATGTTCGTCAGGCTGATATTGACGAACTGTATGCGGTATCGCTGATGACTATCGAAGATGCGCTGCGTGTTGGTCTTCGCACTGCGACTATGGCCTGGTCAGGGTTCGCGAACGGAGAACTGGTAACCATGTTTGGCGTATCTCCGGCGTCAATGATCGGTGGCAATGGTACGCCCTGGCTGGTCGGAACCAGCCGTATCGAAAAATATCAGAAGACATTTCTTCGCCACTGCCGCCCTGTATTGCAGCAGATGCTGGCAGTTTATCCGCGCCTGGAAAACTATGTCGACGAGCGAAACCATGTTGCCAAAGCATGGCTGCACTGGCTTGGATTCAGGCTTGAAGAAGCCGCGCCTTATGGTGCTCTTGGTCTTAATTTCCACAGATTTCACATGGAGAGAAAATAATGTGCGATCCGGTTATTGCTGGTGGCGCAATGCTCGCCATGAGTGGCATTCAGGCATACACCCAGTACCAACAGGGAAAGTATGCCTCGAAGGTTGCAGAAGCGAACGCAGATATAGCCACTGCTCAGGCAAATGATGCAATAAACAGAGGTAACGCTGAAGCTGAGCAACGGCGCAGAGAGACCCGACAGCGGCTTGGTACACAAGCGGCGACAATGGGGGCTACCGGCGCTGATTTATCTACAGGTAACGCGCTGGATATATTTGGCGACACTGCCCAGTTTGGCGCTCTTGATTCGCTGACGACGGTGAATAACGCGCAACGCGAGGCTTACGGTTATCAGGTTCAGGCTGCCAACTATAAAGCAGAAGCCAGTTCAGCCCGTAAACAGGGGAATGTGGGAGCAGCAACAACATTGCTCACTGCGCCTCTGAAGGCATACGGTGCGTACCAGATGTTTGGTGGGACGTGGAGTCCGTTTACTCAAAGCACTCCTGCGCCAATCGGGGCAGCAGCAGGAACCAGATTACCCGGAGGATTATAATGCCAGTCGTACCAACAGTATCCGGACGTCAGGTTGAGAGCCGTGGAGTTCAGTCAGCAGGCTTGCAGACGTTTTCTCAGCCAGGTATTGGTGATGCTTTTGTTCGGGCAGGGGCAGAGACTATTGATGTTTTTGGTCAGGCAAAACAGCGTGCCAATATCGCTCTGGCTCAGGAGGCATCTCTTAACCTCAGTCAGATAAGCAGCGATCTGCTGAATAACCCTGAAACAGGGTTGCTTAACCTGAAAGGGAAAAATGCTATTGGAAAAGGCCATGAGTATACGCAGCAGTTTGATGCTCAGGTCGAACAACTGGCTATGTCGCTGCCGGATGAACAGGCTCGTAATACTTTTATGCAGCAGGCGCAGCAGCAGCGCATTCAGTTCACTACGCAGGCCGGGCGGCACGAGATAGGGCAAATAAACGCCTACGAAGAAGGCCAGTTTCAGGCTACGCTGCTGAACAATGGTAAAAATGCCGCAGCATTGTATGGCGACAACGCCGCATACGTATTGGCTAATAAGCAAACTTTCCAGCAAATTGAGGATTACGGCATTGCGCATGGCTGGAGCGACGAGCAAATCCAGGCCAAGAAAGTCGAGTTTAAAGAGAAGGTTGCTGATGCCGCATTGTCCCAGTGGTCGGCAAACAATGCGACCGCATTCATCCAAAGTAATGGCGAGTTAAGTGATACTGCTGCTGGAGCTCGCCGTGCTGTAGCAGATAGTGACTCTTCCGAGCGTGCCCGTGGCATACGCAACAATAACCCAGGAAATCTCGAATACAGCAAAACTAATCCGTGGGTAGGCCAGACCGGTGATGATGGTCGATTTGCTAAATTCGAAACACCTGAACACGGGATTCGTGCATTAGGGCGAAACCTGATGTCGTATCAGATGCAGGGTATTGATACCGTCAGCGAGATAATTAATCGCTGGGCACCGCCTACTGATAAAAATGACACTATGTCGTATATCAAAGCAGTGTGCGAACAACTTGGCGTTTCTGCTGATGAGCCTCTCGATGCATCTAATCCTGATACCCTGAAGGCGCTTTGTGCAGCCATTATCCATCATGAGAACGGTAGCCAGCCATACAGTGATCAGCAGTTAACTGCTGGTGTCAGTGCAGCACTTGGTTTATCAACAATTCCAACCAACACCAAACGCTATACCGGTAATGCAGCATTCGATGCGGCATCTCCTGAGGCGCAGGCAAGTTTTATGCGACAGGCGGATCAACTGCGTCGGCAGCAGCAGGCTGAATATAAAACGATGATTGACAGCCAGGTTCGCGATGCGACAGCTGCGTATATGCGTGGCGTTGAATTTCCTAACCCACCTGGTGAGGCTGATTTTATTGCAGCTTATGGAGTAAGAGAAGGAAACCTGCGATATACCGAGTTCAGAAATACGCAAATCGCCGGACAGTATATAGGCTCTTTCCGCAACATGCCGACAAGCAGCATTACAGCATATGTTGAGCAATTACGCCCGGATACTGGTGAGACAGGGGAGGGGTATGCGGCACGCGCAGCTCTTTATGACAACGTTGTTTCGGCTGCAAATCAGGTGATAAAGCAGCGGCAGTCGGATCCTGTGCAGTTCTCTCTTGCCTCCGGACAGGCAAAGCCTATCGACATGAGCAATAAGGATAACTTTGGACAGAGCGTTGCCTTGCGTGCCGCTCAGGTCAGTGATCTTGCTAAGTCATATGGCACTCCACTGACGTTCTTTTCCAAAGACGAGGCCAATCAGATCGGTGTTTTCTTTCGTGATGCTCCAGTTTCCCAACAGGCAGCATATCTCGATACCATCAGGCAGAGCACTGGTGGTGGGCAGGTGTATATGTCAGCACTACAGCAGATCAGTGCCAACGCTCCATCTGCTGCCGTTGCCGGGATACTGATGGATAAGCCTGGTGGTATTTTGGCAGAAAAAAACTGGTTTAATCCTGATGTTTCCGTGTCTCCTGAAACCGCAGCGCAGACAATTCTTGCTGGTGCGGCGGCTCGTAAGGGTACTGATGACGCGAAAGGTATTCCGATGCCTAAAGATGCTGATCTTCGCCTTGAGTTTTCTGACATGGTGAAGGATGCATTTGCTGGTGATGCTCAGGGGGCATCAATGGCATACGAGATCGCAAAGGACTATTACGCTGGTGTGATGGCGAAAAAAGGCGTGGTATCAGGCGAAATTGACAATGATATCTGGAAACAGGCTGTTAACGTAGCTACAGGTGGCGTGCATGACTATAACGGAATGGGGAATGTTCTTTTGCCGTGGGGAATGTCTGCAGAGCAATTCGATAAGCAGGTTAATCAGGTTTGGAATGAACAAGTTGTTGGCACAGGGATAAAAACACCGCCTGGTCAGTATGGTTTGCAAAGTTACGGCGATAGTCAGTACCTGGTGAAACTTGGTACTGGTTATCTGCTGAAAGATGATGGTTCTCCCGTTGTTCTTGATCTGACTCAGAAGCGTCAGAGATTCTCCGGAGATATTCCGCAATGAGTTACTTTGGCCTTAATCCAGTAAACCAGAATCAGCAGCTTGACGAAGCAGCATCAAATCCAGCGGGCTTTAACAGCGATGTTGGTTTTTTCGACAATGCTGTAGGAGCGGCATTGTCTGGTTTGTACTCCGGGCTGGTGGCAAAGCCAGATCAGTTGCTATGGGCAGGGATGGATAAAATCGTATCCCCGATTGCTCAGTTTGTTAACGAAAACACCTCGCTCAATGACACTTCAGTTTCATACATTGCCGAGCAGAGAAAACTAGCAGAGCAGCAGGTTAAGCGGCTGACGCCTGATGCGGCGACAACTGGAACCGCCGGGCAGGTTCTTTATGGGTTGTTCGATATGGGCGGGCAGGCTGTTGTCGGTACAACGCTCGGTGGTCCGGTCGGAGGTGCAGCGGCGGTAACTTCGCTACAGGGTTTTTCTGAGTTTGAACGGCTGACAGCACAGGGTGTTGATTTTAGGACGGCGCAGGAAGCAGGATTAGTGCAGGGTATTACTGCTGGTGCCGGAACACTGATCCCTATGAGCCTCGGGTTACGTGCTGGTGGTGCGCTGGCGGAAGGTGTGGCGGCCCAGCTTCCGCGGACGGGTGAAAGTTCAGTGCGACGCGCCGCAGCAACAGCAGTACGTGCAACGCCAGATATTGCCTATGCCGCAGGTACAAATATTGCGTTCGGTATGGCACAGCGTGGGCTTACTGCAAAAACGCTTCGTGATGGTGGCTATAGCGAAATGGCTAACCAGTATGATGTGTTGGATCGACAGGCAATTGCTATTGATGCTGTTCTTGGAGTGGCGTTTGGTGGTGTCGGCAGATTTATTAACTCTCGCGGCGAGTCTACAAGCGCACCAAATTTTTCACCAGTTGATGTTGATGCTGCACTGGCGGCGAATGCCGCTCATCATGCTGAAATTGATATTGCGCCCGGCGTGCCGATCAACGTGCTTTCGCGCAATTCTCACATTCAGGCTCTGCGAAAAGCTATGTCTGATGTTAGCCAGGGGAGACCTGTAGACGTTGCCAGCATTGTTGAGTCTGCATCTTTCAGTGAAATTCCTGGGCGCAAGAGTCTGCTGTCTCAGGCAGTTAATGAGGCTCTGTCATCTGTAGATGATGGAGTAACGGCGCGCGCTATAGAAAATCGGTTGCTTGAAGAACAGGCCGCGCAGCTTTTGCCGCGTGGCGATAGACAGGTTTACCAGTCTGAAATCGCTAATAGCCAACGAATTATTGAAAATCTCACTGAACAGCGCGCACAAATTCTTGCAGAAGAGCCAACCGGTAGCGGTAAATCTTTGTCTCGTGCTCGATCAGATAAACAGGTCAGACTTCGCGATATTGACCAACGAATCCGGCAGGCACAAGAACGCCTGGAATTTTCCCGTAACGCGTTGGCACCGCATGAGCCTGGCGGTCAGTTTTTTGAAGCTCGAGCAGAACTGGCACGGAGACAGCAGGCTGAAAGTGAACTTAATGCTCAGGCTGTTTCATTCTATAAAACAGCAGAGGTCAGGACGCCAGACGAAGTAGCTCCTTTTGAGCCTGATAAAATATTGCAACAGGCAGAACAAAAAATGATGGCGGATCAGGCAGGAGATATTGATCTGCGCATAGCTGAAGACTCGCTGCTTGAATCACCTGACATGATAATCACCGTGCTGGATGATGATGGTAATCCACAATCGCGCAGCGCGCGTGAAGTACTGGATGAAGCGAACAGGGAAAGTGAGCAGGCAATACAGGATTCCAGCCTGTTTGATGTCGCTGTGGCGTGTTTCTTGAGAGGTTAAATTAAATGAGACAGGAATGTATACAAGCGGTCCAGCAGGCGGCGCAGCGCACGTTAACGGCGCGAGAAATACAGAACATTGAAGACCGCATTTATCGAAATATGCGCTCCATTGCTCGTGATGACCCGATGTCGTGGAGACAACTTTCCGAATCAGAGCGGCTATATCGTGCAGCACAATTGGCATCTGAAGGATTACAGCGAGAAGCGGCATTAAAGAAACGTCGTGTGGCCCTCACTATAGCCGCACGTCAGAGATTGGATAAATTTATCAATAGCTATCAAGGGGCTGATGGGAAACTTGGCGCTCTTAACCGTACTATTGCTTTTAATGCAGACGGTAAATCGAATTTCCTCTCTGTTGAATCCAGAACAAAAGCCACCCGTGATTATGCATTGAGTCAATTGCAGGAGGCATTCGAAGCAGTTGATCCTCGCTTTTTTGGTCTGTTTGAAGATGAAGCGGGCGTACGTGACCTGGTATATGAAATGCGGGGGCAAAATACTGGCAATGCTAAAGCAAGAAAAGGTGCTAAGGCGTGGAGAGAAGTTACAGAGCTGCTGCGCCGCCGGTTTAATGATGCTGGTGGGGACATTGGCTATCTCGAAAACTGGGGGATCCCTCAACATCATTCTATGGAAAAGGTTGGGGCGGTATCAAAAGATAAATGGGTTAGCGATGTTATAGGTAAGCTGGATCGCAAATATTATACCCGAGCCGATGGACAACTGATGAACGATGCCGAGTTGTCTGCATTTCTTGGAGAGGCTTATAACACGATCGCTACTGGTGGGCTGAATAAGCTTACTGATACCGGAATGCGAATTTCCGGCGCACGTGCTAACCGTGGTAATGCATCACGACAGATACATTTCAAAGATGCAGATTCCTATCTGCAATATCAGCAACTTTATGGCGATCGCTCTCTATGGGAAATCATGGTCGGTCACCTTGAAGGTATCAGTAAAGATATTGCACTGGTGGAAACATATGGCCCAAACCCCGATCATGTTTTCCGCTCTCTTCTTGATCAGGTGAAGGCAGAAACGGCAACAGCTAACCCGAGTAAAACCGGTAAAGTCGAGCGGCTGGCGAACAACACAGAGAATCTGTACAACTTTATTTCCGGAAAGACACAGCCTGTAGCGAATCCGCACATCGCGCGATGGTCTGACAATATCCGCAACTGGCTGGTTGCCAGCAGACTCGGATCCGCGTTGCTGTCATCGTTCTCTGATCTTGGAACCATGTATCTGTCTGCGAAGGTTACCAACCTTCCAATGAACCAGTTATTCCGCAACCAGCTTGAAGCTATGGACCCAACGAACCGTACAGAACTTGCGCGGGCGCGCCGCGCTGGTCTGGCGATGGAATCTCTACTTGGCAGCGTTAACCGCTGGGCGATGGATAATATGGGGCCGTCTGTGTCTCGTTGGGCTGCAACGGCGGTAATGCGTGCCAGTGGGCTTACAGCATGGTCAGATGCGCACAAGCGCGCCTATGGCGTAACCATGATGGGAAGCCTGGGAGAAGTAGTGTCACGGACACCAGACCTTCGTAGCCTCGATGATTCTGATTTTCGTATCCTGAAAAGCAAAGGGATTACTGACACAGACTGGAGCGTATGGAAGCTGGCGCAACAGGAGGACTGGGGGAACGGCAATAATACGATGCTGACACCGGAAAGCATTATGCGTATCCATGATTCAGCAGTTAAACATCTTGGTGAGCCTGAACGCGTGAAATTTGAGGCAATGCGTAAACTGCTCGGTGCCGTAACTGAAGAAGTTGATATGGCTGTTATTACACCGGGTGCACGTGAGCAACTGATAACCGGTTCTGGTATTCAGCGTGGAACATGGAAAGGTGAATTAACGAGAAGTGTTTTCCTGTTTAAATCGTTCCCTATCTCGGTGGTTATGCGTCACTGGTCACGCGCTATGGGTATGCCGTCGGCTGGTGGGCGTGCGGCATATATTGCGACGTTTATTGCCAGTACGACCATTCTTGGCGCTTTGTCGCAGCAACTTAACGACCTTGCGTCTGGTCGTAATCCTCGCGAGATGACAGGAGAAGATGCTGCTAAATTTTGGCTTGGTGCTCTACTGAAAGGTGGTGGTCTTGGCCTTTACGGTGACTTTTTATTGTCAGATCACACTAGGTACGGAAGCGGCGCGCTGGCGTCGATGCTTGGCCCGGTAGCTGGTCTGGTTGATGACGTAGTGAAGATTGCTCAGGGCATACCGTTAAATGCTGTGGAAGGGAAGAATGAGCAGACTGGTGGTGATCTGGTTAAGCTGGGGAAAGGTCTGATGCCAGGTGCGAATCTCTGGTACTTAAAGGCGGCTCTCGATCACATGATCTTTAACCAGATGCAGGAGTATTTTTCACCAGGTTATTTGCGTAAAATGGAGCAACGTTCGAAGAAAGAGTTTAACCAGACATACTGGTGGCGACCACAGGATGTCACTCCGCAATAAGGAAGTGTTGTGTTTTTAATTATTTTGAGTGTGATAATTTCTGGTGGATTGTTATTTATTGACCGCTACAAATATTTTCTTAACCCTCAGACTCAAGCTATTTGCTGGTTCATCTTTGTTGTGCAGGGAGTCGTTCTTGTTGCAAGCCTTATTGAGGGGAGGCCTCTTATTTTTACTGGGTAAATTAGGTGACTACATGCAAGCTATAGGATTCATTGTTTATATCGTCGTTGGTCTTTTTCAGTTGGCAGCAATTATGGCTGGGCTTGAATCATGGTGGGGATTGCACTGGATAATTGCAGCCCCCATTGCTTTCATCGTGAGCTATATTCCATTTGTTGGAGCGATTGTTGGTATGGTTGGCGCTGTGGATGTATGGCGGTGGGAGTGGTGGCAGGCTGGCCTTCTCTTCTTTGGTGGGATCATCTTTGCTATTGTCTGCGGTGGAATGTCATCATTTTTCGAATGGCTAGCATTCAGAAAAGGAACGTGACATGTCACAGGCCGCTTTCGCGGCCTTTTCTTTATGTAGTTTGTTTTCGTAATTGTTCGGCACAATAGTCGAGATGTGTTTGCAGATCCTGCATAGACATCTGTGAGCTGGTGACGTAGTTAATCAGTGCAGTCAGTTCGGCAAGTGGGCCATCGACATTAAATCCATCCTTATCGAGATCCCGGAGTAATTTCATCAAGTGCGATCCCTCCACTAGTGATCTGACGCCTCCCGGCGTGTGAATCCTTTCGGTAAATCCGTCTTCCAGTGGATAGTGATACTGCTGCATCTTATCTTCTCCATGCAATAACTGTATATTTATACAGTAGCAAATAATTTGTTTGCTATCCAGCACGTTTTGCGAATCACCTGAAAGGTAATATCTGTTCTTATTTATGGGTTGTCTATCCATATGTGGTTTTTCAGGTAATAGAATAACCAGATATGCGGCGCAACGGGTGCTGCGACTATCTGGAGATTTAACATGACGGTCTCAACCGAAGTTGACCACAACGAATACACCGGTAACGGCGCTACGACATCATTTCCGTATACCTTCCGTATTTTCAAAAAATCCGACCTGGTTGTTCAGGTGGTTGACCTTGATGAAAATATCGCTGTGCTGGCTCTTGATACTGATTACACAGTAACTGGTGCGGGAGGGTACAACGGCGGTAATGTAATTCTGTCGAAGGCGTTGGCTAACGGTTATCAGATTTCTATATCACGAGACCTCCCGGTTACGCAGGAAACTGATTTGCGTAATCAGGGCAAGTTCTTCGCTGAGGTACATGAAGACGCTTTCGATAAGCTGACGATGCTGATCCAGCAGGCCTACAGTATGTTTCGCCTGGCGCTGCGTAAACCGTCCAGCATTGCGAACTGGTACGACGCCCTTAACAACTACATCCGTAATCTTCGAGATCCGCGCGACCCGCAGGATGCGGCCACCAAGAATTATGTTGATACGCTGGCGAACAACAATTTTAGTCGCACGTTACGAGTCCCAGATCCTATATCTCAGCTACCTGATGCGGCTACCAGGGCAAACAAAATGATTGCCTTCGACAGTTCGGGTAATCCATTTGTCGTACTGCCTCCTTCTGGTTCGGCCTCTGATGTTCTTATACAGCTTGCTGCAACACATGGGTCTTTGCTGATCGGTGGAGTGGATAACGTCTTTCAGAACGTAGCTGATATGATCTCAACTGCACCAGCCGTCGGGAAGGTGTGCAGAACGCTGGGCTACTATACGCCAAACGACGGAGGTGGCGCGGATTACATTATTAGCGAAGGTGCACCTCTTCAGGACTATACGGATGCTGGGTCAGTAGTTATCGACGAAACAAAATTTGCATGGCTTATGAAGAAGGATACATACAATTTTCAGCAATTCGGTGTAAAAATTATTGATGAATCATTTGCAGAGCAAAATGACGCTTTTATAGCACAGGCAGTTACCCGATCTAGGTTTGGTTATTCAATTGTTTACATTACATCTGTTATTTATCATAAAAAACCGATCGTACTTGATTACTACAATCACATTGAAGGAATGACAATAGGTAGTGATGCAGCTTTTACACCCAGATTTGTGAAAGTTGATAACACTACCAGTGGCATTCCTCCTCTTGCCTATCCTGGTGTTGGTGACCTTGTACCCTTTGATGTGGATGCTGGGGTCATCATTAAGCGGCAGAATGCTGCAACCCCCTTCGCAAGGGGGATTGTAGCCAAAGGTTTTACGTTGCAATCAAGTATGAAATCTGACTGGGCGATTTATGCCCCTCATATGGCAGACTTTGACATTGAGATCGACAGCCGGGGGTTTAATGGGGGGATTAGATTTAACGTTGCGTTCCTTGGTAAATTAGCTGGAAGGCATGTAGGCTTGGCTGCTGAAACCTCCGATCCTGTCTTGTCTTTTGGGCTTTGGGCTGACCATTTTTCGACGACTCTTGACTGTGGTAACTCAGTATCGTTTCGTCTGTCATTTAATGGTTATACTCGCGGTATGCAGGTTGAGTATTTTGGCAATGGCAAGCTGGAACGCGTGACTTTTGAAAATATAAAAAAACACACCGCTTCCTCCCCAACTCCTTCTTGTTTTCAGACAACCAATAGTTGGTTTTATGGAGATGTATCTTGCGAAAGTTCAGCTGCTTGTATATTACGCGTAGGATCAAATTCAAATATCGATGTTAATCTCAGCGCTATTTTTCATGTCACACAAGACTCGACATCAGAGGGGATCATTCATGTTCTTTCAGGAGGAAGGCTAAACTTGAGGCCATCTACTATTTTGGCTGATGCGGCTAACACAAGAGTGATAAATGAATCTGGAGGATATCTTGACATATCAGCAAATACGCGACTTTCTAATATCAGCTTGACCAGCCTTGATTCTTACCGTTTTAAAAACCGAATGGTCGGGTTTGGTCAGACAACCGTAACAACCGGAACATCATTCGCATCTGGAGCAGAAGTGACATTCTCTTCGTTAAATGGGACGGCAAACGCTGCGTTATCCGGAGGTACTATTCAGTTCAATGCACCAGCGCTGGTAAGAATTTCTGTGTTTGCCAGAGGGGTATCTTCGGGATCGTTAACTTTTGGCATTAATGGAGCTTCTGAGGAGAATGCTTCCGCAGGGCAGACGGTAGACATGGTTAAATTTGTTACAACTGGAGATATTCTCAATATCAAAGCTGTTGGTTCTTTAACCCTATCGTCTACATCCGGGTTAAGAGTATCACTTTCCCCTGTACTGTAGTCTTGCCCCCCTCGATTGAGGGGGTGTTAACTTTAGGCGGATTGGTATTTCATTTTCATAAAGGCTTCTTCTACGAAGTGATAAGATATGCATGCCATTATTGTGTTAGCTATAAACATGCCTACCCAGCATGATAACGTATTCATATCATTAAACAGGTAATGATATTTTTCGATAAACATTATCAATGGTATCTGCATCAAATAGAAAGAGTAGCTAATTTTTCCAAAGTATATGGGAAGCGCCGCTAATCCATCATCTCTCACATTTAAAGATGCAAGAGAAAAAATGAGTATGGCAGTGGCTGGTACTGTGAATAAATTCATAGTCATAAACCCAGAATTCATTCTTGTTGATATTACTGTTAATGTTAATAATGATAATGCAATAAGGAGAACACTATTGCGACGCGATAACCTTATCCCATTGGTAAAGTAAACCCCAGCGCATACGCCAATGATAAACTCAGGTAGCCGGTGGATTGGGCTGACATAGAACAAAGGGAACTGTGAGCCGCTCCCAAGCATTATAGAGAACGGAACCAGCAGTGAAGTTACAGCCAATGATGAAAGAAGAAAGGCCCCTGGTCTTTTCTTAATCAATGGGAACAAGATAGGGAACGTTGCATAAAAAAATAGCTCAGTCGATACCGACCACGAACCAATGAAGTTCCATAGTGAAAATGAAGAAGGTATCCATGCCTGAGTTCCAGTAATGAACATTAATAAAGATGGAACGATTTGCTGTGGCTTTAAATCAATAATAAATGGGAGACTCACCAATCCCATAAAAATATACGCTGGGTAAATTCTCCTTAAGCGACGCGCAAAATAATCAGACTTCACCCCACCTTGCGATGACCATGCCATGACAAAACCAGACAGAACAAAAAAGAATGTCATTCCAATTGCACCATTCTTAACAATTCTGTTTAGAAAATCACCAATTTCTGCTGGGAATCTGATATTGCAGTGAAATATAAATACATAAAACGCAGCTACAAACCTGAAAATAGTTAATCCATTTAATGTTTTCATGTTCATGGTAAATGTTTGGGGGTATAGAAATTAACTATATCACCCAAAAGGTAATTTGACTAGGATAAATCTGGTGATTATTAATCCAGATATGGTTTATTGTGTATGATGAACTCACCAACTAAGGGGGTTCTTTATGCACATTAAACGGTGGTCACTATGGCACATGTGCTGACAACGGAGTCACTCAATCAGGGGCTTAGTCTGGGTGCGATGGCTTCAGTTGTCGTCGGTGTCCCTCCCGAGGTGGCGTTAGGTTCGCTTGCTGGTGCGGTAATTTTTGTTACCTCAGCAGTAGAGTATCCGATTAAACGTCGGTTACTGCTGGCGTTCCTCAGCTACCTATGCGGAGTTCTCTTCTACAAACCGACAGCAACACTTCTCATCGGCTTTGCATCCGCTTTTCCTGGTATCACCACAGATATGTTTGAGAAAGGGGTAGCGTACTCAGCAGGGGCGTTTGTTTCTTCAATCGTGGCTGTTGGTATCGGTACCTGGCTGTATCACCGTTCTGGAAATCCACGCGACCTGATCCCGGGGAGAAAAGACGATGACCAGTCCTGAGCTTCTTCTCATCCTTAATGCCGCTATCTGCGGCGGCATTGCAATCCGAGTGCTTCTGTTCCGCCGTGACGGGTCACGCCATCGCTGGTGGGGTGGATGGCTCGCATACCTGCTTATCGTCGTGGCCGCCAGCGTACCTATCCGAACCTTCTACGGTTACTACGTCAGCGCCGACTGGTCAGAAGTCATCATCAAAGCCGTGTTCCTGGCTGCGCTCATCAAGACAAAAGGGAACGTGGTACAAATTTTCAAGATAACGAGGTCCCAGCATGGACATTAAACAATTCCAGCGTGCCGCTGGTATCAGTGACGTACTGGCCACGCGCTGGTATCTGCATATCACCGCGGCTATGAAAGAGTTTGGTATTGAGCAGCCGCTGCACCAGGCGATGTTTATCGCGCAGGCGGGGCATGAGTCAGGCGGCTTTACCCGGCTTCAGGAGAACTTTAACTACAGCGTTACCGGGCTGGCAGGATTCGTCCGCGCCGGGCGTCTCACTCAGGGACAGGCCAACGCGCTGGGCCGTCGTGCTGGTGAGCCGTCACTGCCACTGGAACGCCAGCGTGCGATCGCCAACCTGGTGTACAGCAAACGCATGGGGAATAACGGGCCGACCGACGGCTGGTTTTACCGCGGGCGCGGGCTTATCCAGATCACCGGCCTGAACAACTACCGGGACTGCGGCAACGGCCTGAAGGTGGATCTGGTCAAACAACCGGAACTGCTGGCGCAGGACGAATACGCGGCCCGTAGCGCGGCGTGGTTCTTTGCAACCAAAGGCTGCATGAAGTACACCGGCGACCTGGTGCGCGTCACGCAGATCATCAATGGTGGGCAGAACGGTATCGACGACCGTCGCGCGCGGTACATTACCGCCAGCAAGGTGCTTTTATGATCTGGGCACTCGTCAAAGCGTACTGGAAAAAGTTGCTTATCGTGTTGATGCTTGCTGCTCTTGTCATCGGAGGTGTGGTTGCCTGGAATGTACACGGCAGCCGCCAGTACGATGCGGGGTATGCGCAGGCACAGGCAGATCAGAAACAGGCTGATGATAAGGCCAGGGCACAACGTGATCAGGAGAAAACACAAATTGAACGTGAAGCACAATCCCGTATCGATGTGGCGCGTGTTGATGCTGAGCATGCTAATACCGCTGCTGACGGCCTGCGCGCCGAACTTGACAAAACCAAGCGACTCGCCGAACACTATACCGGATCTTTCCCCGCTGGCACGCCAGCCAGCAAGGTCATCGGTGTGCTCGCCGACATGCTTGAAGAAAGCAACCGAGCTTACATCGCAGCAGCAGAAGAGGCTGAGCGATATCGTTCTGCAGGACTGACATGCGAGCGGCAGTACGACTCCCTGAAAATGGGGCACTGATTTCCGGTGACGGTATATAAAACGGTACGGTGAAAATAAGGTTGCGGAAAGTTGTTATCAGTCAATTGGTTATGTAAGCCGTAAATAATTGAGTGGGAATGATTAACAGCTAACTCATAGCAACTCATTCCTATTCAGGTACTAATTTAACCCTCTGTTTTTACAGGGGGTTTTTGT